ACAAAACTACCGTCACAACCCCAAGCCAATACTACTTCGACCAATACGAACCCCATAACCAAATGACCCTCTATACCCTCGCCGGTCAAATGGTCCTCGGTGCTCCGATCAAAGGCGTGATCGTCCGTGCCGCGCAGATTCTCTTAGAGAAGGAAAACCGGTTTGTCTCAGGCTTTACCTTCCGAACAGCGGACCAGCTCGATGAGTGGCTTGCCGATCTTCATCTACATCTTAGTAATGCCGAACGCTATGCAATCGCCAACTACTGGCCAATGAACGACACCGCCTGTGACAAATTCGGCGGTTGTAAGTTCCGCGGGGTTTGCTCCAAATCCCCGTCCGTCCGCGAGATTTATCTCAAGTCCGACTTCGAACAACTGGACCTTGAAAGTCGCTGGAATCCCTTGCGCAGCCGTTAGGAGATAATCATGGCAACTAAATGGAATGAAGCCGATTGTCGGCATTTGCTGTTTGCCCGAGATAAATTCTGCTTTTCATTCACTAAGATTGGTGGGATTTTGGGTCGTAGTAAGAGTGCATGTATATCCAAATACCAGCAACTCACTGGTATACGAAAGGGCCGGTTGTATGTCCCAACAGGAAAATATAACGGTTGAATTCCCAAACGCCAGCGCCAGAGCAGGGTTCATGGTTGGTCTTGACCTCTGCTCACAGGTTCTTTGGAAATTCGCACTCCGAATCAAAGACGACCAAACCCGAGGCTTCTCCGAACGCCGTGCGATCGTGGAAGTACTTAATGAAATCCGCAAGGAATTTGTGGTAGAAATGGAGAAAGCCAATGCCAAGTCTAGCCAATCATCAGAGTAATCAGTTTACAAAGGTTTTGCTTATTGGCGATGCCAAATCTGGCAAAACCGGTTCGCTCGTATCCCTCGTAAAGGCCGGATACAAACTTCGCATCCTTGACTTCGACAACCTCCTCGACATTCTCAAGTTCAAAATCATGGAAGAATGTCCTGACAAGATCGAAAACGTCGAGTTCGTCACCGTCCGCGATGCCTATAAAGCCGGCGCAAGTGGGAGCCAAATCGATGGAAAGCCAAAAGCATGGATCAATGCTATTAAGTTGCTCGATAATTGGAAATATGATGATGTCGATTATGGAAGACCAGCAGACTGGGGCCCTGACTGCATCCTTATTGTTGACTCGCTCTCACGACTTTGCGATGCAGCTTATGATTTCCATGAATCCATCATTCCACGGGGAAAGAGTGGTGATTACGATGGACGAGCCGTCTATGGAAATGCTCAGGACGATGTTGAGAAGGTCCTCGCAATGTTGACTTCACGAGGCTTCGCTACCAACCTCATCGTAATCGCCCACGGCAGTTACATCGACCTGCCCGATGGCACCACCAAAATCTTCCCGCAGGGTATCGGCCAGAAGCTTTCTCCGAAGATTCCCCAGTACTTCCCAACCTACATCCGCTACAAGAACAAGTCTGGCAAACGCACAATCCAAACCGCATCCGATGCCATGATCGATCTTGCCAATCCCAGACCAGATAAAGTCGACAAGGACCTTCCTATCGAAACTGGTTTGGCGACTCTCTTCGAAGCGCTGCGTGACACGCCCGTTGAGAAACCTAAGTCCGTCACGTTGGTCCGTAAGTAAACCTCAAAGGAAAACCCATGAATGACAAGCCCAACTTCGCATCAATTTTGGATGAGGCACCAACCGAAATCGATCGGCCCAAGCCCATTCCCACTGGCACCTATCTCTGCCGCGTTCAGGGCTCGCCAGTCTACGACAAGTCCTCCAAGAAAGGCACCCCGTTTGTCCAGTTCACTCTAAAGCCAGTCTCCGCCGAAGACGACGTTGACGAGGACGATCTGACCGAAATGGGAGGGCTCGACAACAAGACCCTTCGCCTGACGTTCTACCTCACCGAAGACGCCGTATACCGGCTGGACGAGTTCCACGAACATTGCGGATTGGACCTTGGCGAGTCTGCCAGCCGCCGATCCCGCAACGACGAAGTGGTCAACGCCGAAGTCCGAGCGTTGGTCAAGCATCGCCCGAGTGATGATGGCCAGATGGTGTATGCGGAAATCTCGAGAACTTTGAAGGCAGACTGATATGGAAGACCGTCCACTTACCTTCGGAGAAAAGGCTGTCGGCCTGACCTTCAACCCGTCTGGTGATGAACGCGTACAGCGCCTAAAGGTTATGTATGCGGCTATCATTGACGAACTATTCGCCATGGATGATGGTAGCGGGAGTGGTCAAGCTCGACTTGCTTCCGTCGCCATCACCGAAGCCCAAGGTGCCCAGATGTGGGCAGTAAAGGCTGCGACTTGGCGTGACTAAAAGCCAACTGGGGCGGGGAGTGATTCCCGCCCCAACTATAGGAGATAGAAATGGAAACGTCAGAACTGCTAAATGAACGCGGCAAAACTCACGGACCTTATGAGCTTCATGCTGGCATCACTCAACAGATCAAATCTGTTATGCGCCTACAACATCAAAATGGATATGCTTGCTGGGCCAAGCTTGAAGAAACTCAACGTGAATCCCTCGATATGATCGCACATAAGATCGGCCGAATTCTCGCAGGCGATCCAGACTTCCGTGACCATTGGGATGACATTGCAGGCTACGCTAAGCTGGTCGCAGATAAATGCAGCAAGTAAAGCCCATCCTCCTAATTGGCGAAGCTTGTAGTGAAGCCGAGGCCCGACTTAACACTTCTTTCGTCGGCCCATTCGGTGCTGAACTTCTCCGGATGCTCAATGAAGCCGGCGTGATCGAATTCACCTTCGCCGATCGCGATTACCTTCATCGCTACTACGCCCAGTCCGATTCCTCCTGCCTCGAAGCTATCTGGCAACTCCATCCCGAAGTCGTCCGCACCAATGTCTTTAACCAACACCCGCCCCGCAACGACCTTGAACATTTCTGCGGACCCAAAGCCGAAGCCATCCCCGGATACCCAGCGCTAGTCAAATCCAAATACGTCCGTCAGGAGTTTGAACATGAACTCGACAGATTGGCTAACGAAATTATCAACCTTGATCCTAATCTTATCATCTGCCTCGGTAACTGTAGCCTTTGGGCTTTGGCTGGTCGGACGGGTATCTCCAAGCTCCGTGGTACTACTCTTTTGTCTACTCATACTGCTGTCGATTTTAAGCTTCTTCCTACATACCATCCGTCCGCAGTCCTCCGACAATGGGACAATCGACCAACAGTAATCGCCGATCTTATGAAAGCCGCCCGCGAATCCGCATTCCCTGAAATCAGGAGACCCCCACGTGAAATCTGGATTGAACCAACCCTCAGCGATATACGCGATTTTATCGAAAGATACGTCGTCGGATGTAATCTCCTTTCTGTCGATATTGAGACAAGCGGATCACGCGTTACTTGCATTGGTTTCGCCCCAACCAACTCCGTCGCAATCGTTATTCCTTTCGATGACGCCAGATCAAAAGATGGAAGCTATTGGCCGACTCGGGAGGATGAAAGTAAATGCTGGGCTATTGTGCGACGAGTACTTGAGGATCGATCTATCCGCAAACTCTTCCAGAACGGAGTCTATGATATCTCCTTCCTCCTACGAGCCTACGGAATAAAAACCATGGGCGCAGCCGAAGACACCATGCTTCTGGCCCACGCCCTACAGCCGGAATCTCTTAAAGGCCTTGGCTATCTTGGCTCGATCTATTCCGATGAAGGCGCATGGAAGCATATGCGGAAGAAAGATGATACAATCAAGCGGGGAGCATAGTTATGAAAATTCACATTGACTTTGATACTCAATCTGCCGAAGAACCACTCCGCATTGGTAATGTGTATAATGTTAAAGGTGGTTATGGTTCTCGTGATGGGCATATGCAAATTTGTATTGCAATCACAGAGCCTAAACCTTGTGTAGGTCGTTGGGCTTTAATGTTAGTTGTGGATAAAGAAGGTAACCCTGTTAATGTTACTCGATATGGTGTTCATGTTTTTGAAGATCGCCAGCCGATTGCGTTTGTAGATGGTTTTGAAAATCTTGAATTTATGATGAGGTCTCTATGAGAATCATCCGCACCCACGAAATGTCCCCAGAAGACCTGTCCGAATGGGACCGTGACATGGTCTACAACGGCCTCGACTGTTGCGTCACCCTTGACGTCTTCGACGGCCTTCGCCCACAACTCGACAACACCACAACCACCACCTATGAGTTCTCCAAATCCCTACAAGCCCCAACCCTTGAAATGCGGGCGCGCGGAGTCCTCGTAGACCAAGTCCGCAAAGCCAAGGTTATCGATGAATATTATGAAATCATGGAACGCCTTGAAGCGAACCTTCTCC